CCATTATCGTAGCCTCTCTAAGGATGATTCTATGTCAAACACAGCACTTGTAGATTTTAATCTAACAGTGAGTGTGACATGAATTAAGTTTTCGTCTTGATTATCTGTTACCACTATATTTACTACCTCCACTCTTGGTTCATCATTTTTTAAAGCATCTACAATATTTTTAATTATTGAATCTGCTGTTATGCTATCAAGAGGTTCAAATAAAAATGTTCTTAAATTTGCACCAAATAAAGGATGGAAAGGTTTTTCTCCGTGGTTAGTTCGTAGTATATTTAATACGCTTTGCCTAACGGCTGCGAACTCTCTTTTTATTGACACGTCATTATTAATGTTTGGGTTTGCTTTAAATGCAAAGTCTACATCAGAGTATTCGCCTAATCTATTTGTGGTTATATTTGCCATGTCTTTATTTATACTGTTTAGTGGTTTTGATTCAGATGAACTACACCATTAGGAGTATCTAAATGGATATTGCCGTGCTCACTGGTCAAGGTTATATCACCACCAGTCGATTTAGTAGTTAATTTAATACTACTGTTAGTATCAAGTTCTATATTATTACCAGATTCAATGTGGATTCCTATAGGTTTAGTTTGGAGCTTCCATTCACCACCAGCTGCGACACAATCTGATTGAGTCAAGTTACCTAGTGGATCAACAGTGCAGAATGAATTAGCAGTTTCTTTGATATTAATTGCATCGTGGGCTTCTAAGTTAATTGCACTGAATGTTTTTATAGTAATATCTGACCCAGGTTGAATATGCATAGCACCACCTGACTTAACGGATATAGATCCGCTTGAATTTATTAGAGTAGATCCATCTGATTTTATATCAACATTACCTGCTGCTTCAATATTAGTACTACCATGACTTTTTATACTGACCGTCCCTTGAACCTCTATCTCATCATCACCTAAAATTAACGTATAGTTATTATTAACAATCTTGGTTACTTTTGAACCAGTTGGTCCAATTTCATAGAATGATCCACTTGAGTGCTTCTCATAAATTCTAGGAGCGAGGTCTGAATCATCATACTCTTTTATATGACCTTTCTTAGTAGCGAACACATGATTGTTAGGATAGTTAGGAGATACTGTTCTAACATGGTTTAGTGTTCCAAGAGATGGGTTGTCTCCCACAACCCCTTGGGCTCTTGAATGAATATCTGCAGTACCTGGAAATATTGGATACACTCCATCTGGATCCCTAAAACCCTCTTCAGGGTTTACTTCTTGTCCATATAGACTACTAGTTGGTAGGGTTCCTAAAACTATAAATGTCTGTTTTGTTTGGAATGGATCAAATTCTATCAACACGACTGTACTTCCTTGTACCAAGAAAGGACTTTGTCCTAATCCAGATATGCCAGGAGTTGTTGTGGGAGTCATTACGTGACTCCATGGAAGGTCTTCTGTTTTGATTTCGCTTAAACTAGCATCATGGATGCCATATATTCTTACACGAACTCGCCCTATTTTTAGAGGGTCGTTGATGTCCTCAACTATACCTACATAATGCATTATTCCTGTCCTCCGTCTCTAATCAATGTTAGGTCTTGATAATAATCATCACCTGTTATTCTATGAGTGATAGCTTGAATCAAAAAGTCACCAGAATATTTATGACTTTTATTACTATACTTCTCAGAAGGATGTCCACTAAGTGGAGTTGCGTCCGCAAGATTAAACTCTATTAAACGTCCAGCACTTAAATTAGGGAAGGCCTTACAACTGTACACATCTATCGTAGTATCATTCATTTTTGCTTTCATAGATTCAGCTCTACACACGTGTATATAGTTCGCATTATTTATTAACTGTCCATCATCATCAAACCCAAAGTAAGGAATAGACACTCTAGAACTATTTGCAGCTTCTTCTTTAACAAATGTATTAACCATTATGCTTCTTTTATCACGATTGGTATTATCGTATATAAGTTTATAATCCCACACTTCACTTTTATGTGTAGTGTTGCCTAAGTTAAGCAGTTGTACAGTCTTGCCATTCAACCCTTGTTCAATCTTTAATATTTCGTTATTGTTATCAGCTCTTACAATTACCTTTTCTGGTTTACCCCAAGCAACTGATATCATATTTCTTTCATCAGCACCACTCTCTACTATCGGACTTGCATCATATATAGACACACCTTCCGCCATCATATTGTCAAATGAATTCAACTCCATAGTAATACCATTAGTGTCGAACGCTTTTTCAAATATGAACATAGGACTGCCAGCCCTATCATAAGTGTTCTCAAGGATTTTACCAATAGCTTCCATTGGGCTTATATTAGGAGCTATATACTTTCCCTTTGTCTCAGCTTCTGTTCTAACATTAAGTGAATACTGTTGTAGCTCTGGAGGCACTATCCTTTCCATTAGATTGGATATAACTTCATCTGCTCTTCCATCGAAAGCAGATGATACAGTTTGAAATGCATTATACCTAGCATATAATGATTTGAGGTTTATGATGTATGTCTTAGATGATGATGATGCATTATCCATATTAATGTTTTCTATACCATCCACGACGAGAGTACGTTGTAAATCAAAACCATAATAGTGAACAGTAATATCAATTAAATTATTAGCAGTATTCATGACTGCTTCTAACAATCCCTGAGCGTCTAATATTTCTAACGTAGCGGTCACAAATGGTGAATATAAATTTTCATTTATACTTAATTTAGGGGACATAAATGAGATGTCATATGCATAATCTTCTCCCCTAATAACTACTCTAAAATAGTACGGTTTGTCTCTACCAGCAGACTTTAATCCTCCAGTTGCTAGTGATGGCTCGTGGGATGGTGCAGACGGATCCCATCCTGTAACCTGCGTACCATTGTTAGCAAAATGAATACCACTCATCGAGCTATCTCTTTTTCGAACTCAGCTACTATCTTCGTTATTAATTCAGGCTTAATAACTCGGATGGTTCTATTTGCATCATTCACCCATTCTTCAAATTCAAAATTAGTTACTACTGTTGTTTCTGATGTTTGAGATACTATATTTCCTTCATCGTCTAAATGATGTTTCGGAGCTGCTTGTTGTGATATTATTGATGTACAACTTGTACCTAATGCGCCAGACAATAATACATTATTCTCTACATCATATTCAACTAATGATTGTCCATCAGATGATAACAAAGAGTTGGATGTGAGTGGTTTTAAATTAATTGTTCCTTGGTTTACGTTAACACCAAGCACTTCTGCAGTAGCATTTGGTTTGTTACTTGGAGCAACAATCATACCAGCTTCTAAATGAATATCTGTGCCAGCAGTAAAAATCCCAACTGTGGTAACATCATACTTTTTATCACAATATTCTTTCAACTGTACATTTGATTTAGGCCAATCATTCCATAGGTTTTTAATTTGAGGATTTAGTAAAATAAAAGTCCAATAATATTCTGTGGATCCATACAATCTATGACTTAATTGTTCTATCCTCTCACCATCTCTAATAGCAACGTTGTTGATTAAACTTGCATTATTGATTAAGCTATCAGATAACTTTACACTAGATGTTAATTTAACTACTGATTGTTTTATTCCACTAGCATCAATATCATATGCTATATTTTGAAATTTACTAAAATATCCCATTAGAATCCACCCTTACTATTTGTATGTCCTTCAGATATCATACCGTCAATACCTGAATTATTATTACTAACTCCAGTAACATCCTCTCTAAAGATTGGAAGTAACTCTTGTAGTTGAATGTTAAAATCTATTTCAACTGGTTTATTATTTGATTTAAAGAATGAAGCTGCATTAGGGTTATATGTAACTGCTGCTTGAGCAATTGCTGAAGGCGGTATCTTAACCATTCCTTCCGCACCTTTAAAAGATACATCCACTTTAAATGGAACACCCTGGGTTAAAGCACTCTTATATGAAGGTCTCATTGCCGCCCTAAACTTTTGTATAATTGCTTCAACTTGTCTACTTTCATTTGCATTAGTAGGAATAAATTTAAAAGCAAAGTCAAACTGTCTTAATTGAGTATTTTTATATTGTAGATATTCATTAGGATTATATACCAATCCGGATTGTCTAATAAATTCATCACCACCTATTCTCGCCGCTTGACCTAGAGCCGCAAGACCTGATGACGCTAGAGCACCAGTTTTTCCTGTTAGGAATGATAATCCAGCACCAGCAGTTAATGCTGTATC